GAACTAGTTGGAAAAATTTTAACTCCAGGTATACTGTTTACTGATTTGGCGATACCATCTGTAACACTAGCCGATGTAGGAACAAATACTGTTGATTGTGTGTTCTGCCCACGTAGGATATTCATACCTGTTTGTGCCAATTCTGCACCAGCTACTTTAGACAAATTAGTGTTTTTAAAGTTATTAAATGTACGCAAACTACCAACAAATGCTGCACCATAATTACCGTTGTTCATATTAGTAACGGCATCACCTGCTCCTTGAACTAGGCCACCTGGACCTAATATACTTGTAGTGCCACCACCTAAACTGGTTAACGGACTTGGTGTGTTATCATAGTGCATAATATTAAAACCCATGACCGATCCGCGACTGACAGGGCCGTACTCATATTGTACTGCTTCGTAGGCGAACGACATTTGATGTTCTAGTGGAGTATATTCTCCTTGTGAGTGTTGCCCATGTTGAAAGGCCGTAATTGTTGGACGTAATAATACATAACTGCTGAATGATTTTTGATGTAAACTGTAAATTCGAATACTGTTGATATAATTAGGTGTACCTGCACCAACATTTTTTGGGCTAAACCCCCAATTTTGTTCTTGGCGAGGTCTATATTTGTATTCTTGATTGTATATTGGCTGTTGGTGGTCACTGTCTCTATAATAGTAGCTGTAGTAACCATTCCAAAAGTTACGTACTACATCCGAACTGTCATCGTGAAATGTAAGTGTGATAGGATCATAGTTAATACGTTCTTGATTAATATTTTTACGATTGTAGGCATTTAATGTTTTAGTCTGTACAGTAAATTTAGGTAACTGTGCTGTTTTGGCCATTAGACCGATCTCATATAAACTATTGGGATTCTGCGGATCTACTTTTGCTACTGCGGGATTCAGATCAATAAACACATGGAACATTGATCCTATTTTAGGACTGAGTCTATATAGTCCATCAACAAAAGTTCTTGCGGCATGTTGATAATCACGGATTTCATCACCGTGACCTAAGGTCTGCAAAAACTGATTCATAAATCCCGACATTGGGTTAGCCATAATTACCTTCCATTTATATTATTTATCGCCAAAAAAAAGCCCGGATTTTAACCGGGCTTTTATAATTTTCTTCTGGATTAACCAGTAACAGAGCCTACGCCTGATGCCGATTTAACTAGGGTTTGACCAACTGCTGCACCAATACCTGTACCAATTGGAGTTTGGATAGCATTGTCATAACGAATAGTTAATGCAATAGTCATCGGATCGTTTGAGCTGTATTCAGCATTAGCATAATCTGTTTGACTTAAGAAGCAACCATACATTTCCCATGTTTCAAGAACGTTAGGAGCACTTCTACCATCTGCTGTACCATTACCACCATCAAGCACTTCAAAACGTGTAAGGAATTTATAGTCAATACCAGCACTAGCTGATGCTTGTTCCATAAAGTCAAATTGTTTCTGTAGTTGTTCGCCAACTAGTTTAGCCACTTGACCACCTGCATCATCACGTAGTGTGCAAGTAACTGTTTCCCATTCTGGTTTACCAGCTAGATAGATACGGCTGTTGTAGATTGGTATTTGAATTGGTTCAAATGTCAGTGTAGGGCGTTTAAAGTCCATAACTTGCTTAGTTAATTCAGTAGTAGGTTGACTTACTCCAAAATTCTCAAATGTCACGCGAAAGCGGAACTTGAGTTTTGGCATTAGCAAACCTTGAGTACTTGAACTTTGGTTAGTTGCTAACGGTACTGTAAATCTGTTTAATGATGATGTTGCCATCTTATTTTCCTTTTAATACTTTAATAGTATTTACCTTATTTTCGTTTGCACTCAGGGAGGATTGCTCCTCCCATTATGTGCGTATATTAAACGATTGCTAACGGAGCTCCTGTTGCGATTAAACGTACCGGAATGTAGATAAACTCGATTGCTTTAACTGGTTTAATAGCAATGTCTACATATAGTTCGTTACGATCGATACGATCTGGAGTATTATTAGTTGTATCACAAACTACTAGGTAGTCATAGATACCACGTTTAGCAACTAGGTCATTTAGTACAGCTTCAAAGCCTGCTTTAACCTGGTTACGTGTGATTGTATCGTTTGGCTCAAATATAAACGGACGAGCAACGGCATCAAGCACCGTACGTAAGTAACATACTAAACGAGCTACATTTACACGATTCATTGCTGTTGTTGAGCTAGCACGTGTTTTTTGACCGTATGCTACTAAACCAACACCTGGTAATACTGTGATTGGATTAACACCATCAGTGTATAAGATATCACGTAGACCTTGCGTTACACCAATGCTACGGAATACGTTGTTATCATTGATGTCAATATAGCCAATTGCGCTGACATTGTCAATCACACCACGACGTACACCAGCTGGTGCAAACCATGGATAGCTTAAATTATCGCTACGGATAAATGTACGTAACATCATATGGCTTGGCGGAACAACTACACTGTTACCATCTAAATTAGTACTCAGACCACTTGGATAATAAACACCTAGGTATTCACTGTGGCTTACTAATCCATCTTCACCATTGTCTATAGCCAATCCTGAGTTTTTAGCCCATGCTTCTAATGTTGTTGAGTTTGAACTTAAATCTAGCGGACTATCACCGATGATGAATGCAGTTTGTTTACGATCATCATTTAATATAATCATGTCTTGGATCAATTCTGGATAACCAGGAGCACAGATTAAGTTAAACTGAGTTTGTTCTTCGCGTAGTGCTGTACTTGAAGCAATTGCCGATTTCATAGCTGTAACAACTACACTACGTTGTGATTTATGACCAAAGTATGGAATACCTGTAGTAGGATCTGCGCCACTATGACTTACCCAAGCTGCAACTACTGCTGCCGGAGTTGGATCACTGGCTAGAGCCATACTGTCAAATTTCTTAACATTGTATCCACTACGACGTGTATTAAACAATAGTGTGCCACGAGCATATAGACGGTAATCTGGAGCACCATAATCTAAATAATCACTAGTTAATAAGCTAGTAATTGTTGGAATATCTGCCGTGATTGGATTTACATTACCGTTAGTTGCCCAACGTGCATCTGCAAATAAGATACCATTTGCTGACACTTGGTCAGTTTTGTCAATCAATGTCCACACTGCTGTGGTAGCATTATAACGATATAATACTGGATAGTTATCTAAATCGCTAGTGTCAATCCATAGGTCGCCTGATACTAGTTGACTTACGCCATCACTTTGTTTAGTTGGTTGACTAGCACTTAAAATAACACCATTTTCGTCTGTAGTAGCTAGATTGTAACCACGTGCATCATTAGTTACGTTCTTGTAACCTTTCCATGCTGTACCATCATTGATCATAACATCAACATCTAATGGGCTATTATAGTACCATAGCGTACCATCATTTGGATTACTATATGGTGCTGTAGTTGAGTATGTATATGTTAATGCTGTAAATGGACTAGCCAAGTATACACTACCTGCTGTAATTGTCTGTACATGACTATCAATTAATAATCCAGCCATACTTAACGGATTACCTGTACCTAATGTAATCTTAATAGTTCCACCTGCTTGATGACTGATGTATATAGCACCTGATGTATTAATACCTGCGCTTAGATTTGATAAACCTGTGCTTAAAATATCAGATACCATACCCTGTGCTGTTGTACCAGTTAGTGTAACTGTTGCTGATTGTGTAACTGTCGAAGCTGGTACTGAAACTTCTAGTGTGAAGCTGTTGCCAATGCTGTAAGTTGCTGAACCGCCTGCTACGTTACCTGTAATAGTTAATAGTCCACTAACGTTTTTAATGTAAGGTTTAAATGAACCTGTGTTGTTACCAACGGTATCATACTTAACGTATGTAGTACCTGCTGGTAAGTTAGCACCGCCACCTAATAGGTCTAAACTTTGGATTGCAGCCGTATCACTTGCGTATAGTAGAGATGTTAATTTAGTCCAATCGGCTATCGAGCTGCTGTATTCTTTAATGGCCCAGTCAGCACCGTTACCAGTTGCTGAAGTTTTAAACCATACTGAACCATATGGACGAGGATATGTATCTGTTGATCTCCATGCCGGTGGGCTTGTGTAATCGGCGTATGAAACTGTCGGACCAAGGATTGTTTTATTGTTAGCCGTGCCGTCTGCTGATGTAAACAGTCCAACTTTACCGCATAAGTCAACGTTACCTACACCGTATGCTGTACCTTTAGCAATATATAGTTTACCATCTGGTAGTGATACGTTACCTGAGCTTGCAGCAGTGCCATCAGCATAAAGTTGTAGTGTACCAACACTACTAATAGATGCTGTAACCCCTGTAATAGATGCTGAGTTAATAGCTGCCGCTACACCTGTCATAGTTGTAGCACCAGTTGTAACTGCTGTTCCGTTAAGGACAATCTTATCGTAAATTGTTAAATTGCCTGGGCTAGCAATTTGACCAGTGATAACAGGTACGTTTGCTTTCCAGCTGTTTGAACCCACTAGGCTCCAAGAATTTTTGTAGCCTTTATAATAAATTGGGTTACTTGTGCTGGTAGTAACCACTGCGTAGTCACCAATTTTACCATATGAACTGATAGGTACCCCACCACTTAAATTAGTAGTACTAGTAATAATGTCTGGGTTTTGGATTACAAAACCGCCGTCAGTATCCCATTCGTAAATACCAAAGTTAGTATTATTTAAATCTAACCAATATGTGCCATCTACTGGTCTACCTGTTGGGCGAATGCTGGTACCTGTTAGTTGAGCAAGGTCAACATTAGCACGTTGGACATACATTTGATTACTGACACTTAATGCGCTATATGCAGCCAATAATCCGTATTCGTTACGTTCGTCACCGTTAATTGGTGTGCCGCTTGCAGTAGTTTGAAATATAGGATTACCAAACAATGTTGCTAGATCTCTTGGACTAGTTACTGAAATTAATTTTTCAGCATTAGACATTGTTGTAGCTGTTGCAATGCCTCCGTTAATGCCAGTTTTATCTTGAGCTGTTGCAACAAGAACGTAAGCAACTGTTCCTGCTGCAGTTGGAGTATATTGACTTTGGTCAATTATGGTTACTGAGACTCCAGGTGAAATTAATGATGCCATAGTATATGTTCCTCTAAATGGATTACTTTAAACTATTTATTATTTTTTGGTAAAATACATCGATTATAGTGCCCTTTGAAAGGTTCGCCCATAAATACTAGCATGGAATATCGTAAAATATGTGAAATTTGTGGTAAAAAACCTGTGGCTGTGAACTATCGAATGCATGGTCGGATCTATTACCGATCAAAGTGTGATCCCTGTTGTAGGAAAAAGAAAAAACTACCAGCTCCAATCCCAAGCTGGCATAAAGTAGGATATAAAAAGAAACCACACTGTGAAAAGTGTGGGTTTAAAGCTAAGTATAAAGAACAGTTATTTGTCTACTACATTGATGGCAATCTTAATAACACCAATCAGCTTAATTTAAAAACTGTATGTGCTAACTGTCAATATGAAGTTGCCCGAGAGGGGTTAGGATGGCGTCAGGGCGACTTGGTTCCGGACTATTAGTAATTTCACGTTCAATTTGGCTGTATAGTTCATCTAGTGAGCCATCGTTGTTTAATACTGCATCAAACTTTTGACCTACCCAGGCTGTTTCGCTAGCATGAACACCTAGTTTTTCTATGTTATGACTGCTTAGTGCCCAGCTCATATTACGTGTAGGTCCTCGATTCATACTACGAGCATCATCAAACCACGTAGGTTCGGGACCACGCTTAATACGTATAACACGACCACCTGCGCTACGGATAGCTTTAATTTCGTTAGGAAAACGGCAGTCAGTAATAACAATATCATTTTGGCTGTTAAGTAAGCGATGTTCTAAACTAGCTACCCACATGTCATCATGGAAGCCTTTAC